AGTCGGCCTGGAACATTACCTGGAATAATACGATCGGCCGGACACAGCGCGGAATTCACGATATCGCGGCACTATTTGACGACCAGAGGCATCAGGTCGCCGCTCGCGTTAATCAGACCGGTGCCGATATCAGCAATTACTGGAATTCGATCTGGAACAATACGATCGGCCGGGCACAGCGAGGCGTTCGCGACCTCGTGGATGTGTTCGGGACTATCCGTGGGCTAGTGGTGAATAGGCTCTCGTCGGCGGGCTCCTGGCTTGTTGGGGTAGGCGAGAGCATTATTCAGGGAATGCTGAATGGTATCGATAGCGCTATGCATGGGGTCGGTAGCTGGCTCAAGTCCCACGTTGTCGATCCTATTATCAATGCCGTCAAGCATTTCTTCGGTATCCATTCACCGGCCTCGGTTATGGTGCCGGTCGGTGCGAATATCATGCAGGGTGTAATTCAGGGTATGCTAACGTCCGGCGCTAACCTCGGCTCGCTCGTGGGGCAGATATTCGGCGGCTGGCCGCAGGCTCTCGGCTCGCTCGTCTCCAAGTCGCTTGTGGACGTTGCTAAGCTACCGTCTAAGGCACTGAATGCGCTAGAGGGTATCGCGGGGAAGGCCGGAGGGATCGCTAGCAGCCTCTGGCACAAGATATTCGGCGGTGGTGGCGGAGGCGTTAACCAGTGGGCCGGAACGGTCCTCCAGGCGCTTAGCATGCTCCACCTCCCGATGTCGCTAATGGGCCAGGTCCTCTATCAGATGCAGACTGAGAGCGGCGGCAACCCGAATGCTATTAACCTTAGCGACATCAATGCTCAGATGGGTGATCCGTCGCGAGGCCTGCTTCAGGTAATCGGAGCTACGTTCTCGGCGTTCCATGTTCCCGGTACCTCGGGCAATATCTATGACCCGCTCGCGAACGTAGCAGCGGCCATTAACTACGCTATGCACCGGTATGGGCCGACGCTCCTAAGCGGCGGAATGGGTATGGGCTCCGGGCACGGATACGACAATGGTGGCTGGTGGCCGTCTGGTACGTTCGGCTGGAACACTTCCGGGCAGCACGAGCTAGTTGTGACGCAGGATCAATTGCGGCAGGCCGCGCTCGATGGAGGCGCGACCTATCACGCTCACTTCGATGGGCTTACCGGGCAGGCTATTGAAGGCCACGTCCGGACGGCCTTCAACGCGATGGCAATAACGCAGGGGAATCTCCAGCGACAGGGTAGGAGGCGTTAATGTCAGCGCCACCAGTACCACTCCAGATAAGCTATCAGGATCCAGACGGCAGTCTATGGAACCTTTCCGACCTAACGATGAAGAATGGCTATGTCTGCTCGGCTATCTCCGGAATCGACGGCCTGCCGGTAGCGATGCAGACTATTCCGCTGCTTGACGGAACGGCCATTCCCAATCTTTATCAGCCACAGCCGGGAACCATCATCCTGGCTATCCTTGTTGGGCGTCCGGCGAGCGATAGCGAGAATGATTACTATAAGCTGCTTGATACATTCGTGCGGGCATTCATCAATAGGCGTAACGAGGTACCGGCTCCGGGCTATCTTATCATTCAGCGGCCGGACGGTACGCAGAGGCAGATAGCCGTCTATATGACTTCCGGGCTTGATGTGCCGGAGGTCGGCCTCAACGATATGATGCTGTATACGCTTACGCTCCAGACGCCTGATCCATACTGGAGCGACCTTACGCAGAATCAGATTTCGTACGGTCTTGTTAGCGCGGCCGGAATTCTCCCGCTCCTGCCTATCTCGCTTGCTGGCGGCGCTATCTTCGGTGAGGACATTATTATCAATCCCGGTACCGGGCTCGCCTATCCCACATGGACGATTACCGGGCCGGGAACGCCGACTGTTACCAATAAGACTACCGGTCGCGTGTGGTCCCTGAATGCGCCCGTTCCGTCCGGTCAGGTAGTCCAGGTTGTAACAAAGCGAGGTCAGCAGTCCGCGTACAACATCAGCACAGCGACCTCGGTGTGGGACTCGCTCGTGTACTCTACTCTGCGAGACCTATGGCCGCTAGTCGGAGGCAATAACGATGTACTAGTGGGGATGTCGGGAGCTACCGCCGCGACGCAGATAACCCTTTCCTGGACTAACCGATGGAGCCGTGCGTAATGACTATGCCCGGCTATACGCCACCACCTTCGGGATCGCAGGATCAGGTCTGGGTCGAATTCCTTAACAATAACCTAGTGAGCCAGGGAGTCATTCAGTTCGCCAACCTCTCGGCTACCCTCTATTACAACGCGGTCGGCTCGTGGACGATGCTGGTGCCGTATTCGGACGTCCTCTGGAATATGATTCAGTCCGGAGACTTCATCGTCAATGTTAACTGGCGCGGTCTCTTCTCGTTCGGCGGTAAATGCGAACAGCCCGGATACATCGACTCGATTCCCAACTCAATAGGTGGCGGAGCCGCAGGAGCGTTCTCCGGCCCATTCATCTCACTATCCGGCGCGGACTACCTAGCTATTGTCGGTAATCGGATCGCCTATCCAAACCCTGCAGCCCTCTGGACCGCGCAGACGGCTACTGCGACGGACGCGGTTAGCGCTATGCCGTTGGAGACCGCTATCAAGCATTACGTCTCGCGGAATGTCGGCTCTGCGGCGCTTGCATCTAGGCAGCATACGCTACTCGATATTGCCACAGACCAGGCTCGCGGGCCGAACGTCAGCTACACGGTTAAGTTTGGTACTGGCGTAGACCTTAACCTGATGGATATCATCCGGGCTCTCATAGCGCAGGCGGCTACCCCGATGGGCGTACTGATTACCCGTAACCCAGCGACGCACCGGCTACTGTTCGATGTATACATTCCACGGAATCTAGCCGGCAAGGCGTGGTTCAGCGAGGATCTCGGTAACCTCCCGGCTATTAACTTCTACATTGTTGACCCGACTTGTACCGATGCGCTGATTCAGGGATCTGCCTCATTCATATCGCAGACGGCCTCGGCTACAACACAATGGAACAAGACGGAATTGTTTACGGATGATAGCTCGGAGACGGACGCGAATAACCTCAGGACTGTCGCATCGACCGCTCTGCTTACCGGAGCGCGAGGTCCCACGATGAGCGCGACGGTCTCCGACTCGCCATACCTAACATTCGGCCGTGATTACGGCCTGGGCGATATCGTGTCTCTTGAGGTTAGGCCGGGAGCCGTCTACAGCGACGTTATCTCCAGCGTTACACTCACGGCCGATCCGTCTCAGACGCCAATGCTATCGGTCGTACCGACAGTGGGGCAGAACGCCAACGCGACCGCTACCGATACGACTATCATCGGTCAGCTAACGCAGCGGATTCAGGCACTAGAAAGGAAGCTGGCGACGAAATGACTACTTATGACGCGAGGCCGTCTGCCTTCACCCAGCTTGCGGCGACTAGCGAATGGGAAGCGCTCCTATCGATCGCCGGTAAGCTCTCGGGCATCGATGGCTCTGTGGGTAGCGCTATGGTGCCGTCGCTCGATACCGGAGGCCGGAACGCCGTCATTGCGGACGGGAATGCCGTTATCAAGGGCATGCTGTGGCGCTGTGACGCTCCGGTTAGCACCCCCATTCCGGCCGCGTCAGCGCAGAACCGGATAGACCGGCTTGTGCTACAGCTGAACCGTGGAGCTACAACGTCGCCTACAGTGATTCAGCCGGTAGTCGTTACCGGTACTCCTGCGGCCTCGCCGGTCATCCCGGCTCTCACCCAGACCACTGGCGGTATCTGGCAGCTTCCGGTAAGTCACTGGACTTCTACGTCGGCCGGAGCGCTTACCACGCTAGTCGATGACCGCTTCCTCGCGAACGATTCCTGGCACAACGTGGTTGGGGATACCGGATGGAGCGCAATATCCGGTGTCGGCCCGCTCCGTTACCGGTTCACCTCATCGGGAGAGGTCCAGTTCTCTGGTGGGGCACAGCATGCCACATCGAATGCTACCGTTCAGATCAATTCGAGTAATCCGCTACCTCCGGCCTATGTGCCGGTATCGAACAAGACCCTGTCGGACGGCAACAACCCGCTCGCAAGGTTTGCGGTCGATTACCGTACTGACGGAATCCTCTACGCGGTAAGCAATAGCAATACGACTACCGCGACTCAGGCCATGGTTGATAAAGTAGTCCCAATCACTGGAGTCTAATAGTGCTAGATAACTCAAAGAAAGAGCCGCGACGGAGGCATATCATTCACTGGCATCCGGTCGATTTTGTAGCGCTAGTGCTATCGGCCGGGCTCGCGCTGACCGTCCTGCTCATCCTGGTGGTCAGCGCCATTCAGATCACGCAGGGTAGAATACCCGAAGTGATGTTGTCCGAAAACGCTACGCAGGTACTGATAGCGGGGATAGGCGGAATGGTCGGCTTGCTTGGAGCCTATATCGGCATTAACCGGGATAGGAAGGAACAAAATGACTCCGACGATAAGACGCCATAATGGGGCTGCACTTCTGGTATTACTGGGCGACTATTGCGGGCCGTGATCTAGTTTCGCTTGCTATTGGATTCTCGGCCGTAGCGACGGCTTATGCGAGCCTTCACGTCGCCCGGTCGGTTAAGAGGGATGTCGAAGACAAAGAGAAAGAGGAACGGAAAAATGAGAAAGGCGAGAACTGATGCTTGGAATACCGAGGCCGGTTATCGGAGCGGCCATAGGTGCGGTTATCGGTACTGTGTCAGTATTCCTCATTATCCATTACCACCCGCTTATGAACCTGCCGGATGACGTCAAAGATACGCTTTCGACTATCTGGACCGGAGCGCTATCTATTGCCGGCGGAATGATAGAGCACTGGCGTATCGAAAGGAAAGCCGAAAAGCTCAAGGAAGAGGAAGCGCATGGTTAGCATTCCGGAATTCATCGAGGAAGCCCGCACTCGTCATGATGAGCGAGTCGGGCGCAGGCACGAACGACAGGACAAGCGGCACGCTCGCCGCGTCCGCTTCGGAGAGCTATTCGACCAGTCCGAACTGGACGAGGGCGATGTGGTCCTGGAGGAAGTGGAACCTACGCCTGAGCCTGCGGAAGAGGCGAGCGAGCCCTGGGACACGGAAAAGCCTACGGCGCAGATCCGGGAACGGATCGCCGCGTACCAGGCCGCGCTCGCTAGGTGGCGTGAGAGGCATCCGGATGATCCTGTAGGCGATCCGGACGAGGAAGCTCCAGAGGAAGCGGAAGCGGAGGTCAGCGAATAATGGCAGTCAAGGAAAAGTGGATGCCGTCGCCACATTACTCATCCTCGCGAGGTCCGTACAACGTGGCGGTATTCCACACGACGGAAGGCGCGATGACTATCGAGTCGCTCGGCTCGTGGTTCGCGAATCCCTCCGCTCAGTGCTCCAGTCACCACGGAGCTGATAACTCGTCGGCCGGGCTGCTCGGTGCTTACGTCTACGAGAACCACAAGGCGTGGACTCAGGGCAACGCGAACCCCTGGTGCCTGTCCCTGGAGATGTGCGCTTACGCCTCGTGGTCGCGGTCTACCTGGCTGGGGAAGCCGACCCTACTCAACAACGCGGCGGACTGGCTCCGTCATATCTGCGACAAGTACAAGATCCCCTATACCGTCCTCAGCAACAGCCAGGCCCAGTCGGGTACGGTCAAGGGGATCTGCCAGCACGTCAACTTCGGCTCGATGGGAGGCGGTCACCACGACGCGGGCGCTGGCTTCCCACTAGACGAGGTTATCAAGCGGGCCAAGGGAGGCTCGTCCACAACACCACCACCGGATCAGGGAATGGCAGGTATTAACATGCCGGCAGTTACCATCGTTAACGGCAAGCTCCACATGGCAGCCGTCTGGAATGACGGCCGTCTCCACTATCAGTTCGAGGGAGCGGGCTGGTACCAGGTAGATCCGGACAAGAACTTCAAGTGCAAGAGCGGCGCGGACATCACCGTCAACCCGGTTACCGGCCTACTCGTTATCTCGATTACCGGCCTGGACTCCAACGTCTACACTTTCCAGCAGCGGCTACCCGACCCAGGCGATGGCCCCGCGCTCGCCGGTAAGTGGGGCCGGTACAACCGTGGCGGCTGGAACAGCGTCCGGTAGGGAGGCGTCATGTCAGAAGGACCAGAGGGACCTCCCGGACCCCAGGGACCACCAGGACCTACCGGGCCACAGGGCCCAGCCGGGCCAGCCGGGCCAAAGGGTGATACCGGAGCGACCGGGGCCGCAGGGCCAAAAGGCGATACTGGGGCCGCAGGCCCACAAGGGCCGCCAGGAACAGCTGGCGAGGGAGGATCAGGAGGATCGGAAATGATGAGTGGCGACGGATGGCGAGTCCAGTGGGAGGACGGCCGCACGGAGATGGTGGCCTCGTGGTCTCTGGCCGGCGAGGAAATGCTTCCGTTCGTCCTGGACGATAGCGGCATGACGCTCGTTCCGGCGAGTACAAAGGGAGAGTACACGCTTTCCCATCCACAGCAGTTTACAAGGGCAGGTTAGGAGCCCGGCCATCTTTACCATTAATCAGCTTTTCAAGATGGAGATGGATCAGCTCTGTCTAGAACGTGAGACTACCGATCCTGATCCGGATATGTGGCGCTGGAGCCCGCTAGAGCTAACTGAATTTGACCGGATGCTAACGGTCGCGGTTCAGCTTCTGTCTAAGCGTAGCGGGCTCCGGCAGCTATTCTTCGCGGAGGCTGGTTGCGGTATCGGGACAAAGCTCTACCTCGCGAAGCACTATTACAGCCTTCATGAGACTGGCTATGAGATCAGCCGCGAGTACCTCGTTAAGGCGGGCGAGCTAGGCGTCAACGCCTACCGGTGGGATCTCCGCGAGAAGCATCCGCCGTGGTCGCATTTCAATATCGTGTACATCGCCCGGCCATTCAAGGATGACGCTGTCGAGGTCGCCTGGGAGAACGAGGTATGCGAAAGCATGCGGCCGGGATCGGTGCTCATCTCGGCGTACTCAGCGCACAAGCCATACAGCTGGCCATGCTTCTACAGACGGCCATTCCGTGGGGTATGGATGAAGCCGCGCGCCGCGTCCTATGATCAGATGGTCAGGCGTGTAGAGCCCACAGACCCACTCGTACGCGAGCCGGGGCCGCGAGGCTTACCGGGAGCCGTCCGGAGGGCTCTCCGGCCGTCTCCGTCGCCCTCCGGGCCGCGTAGGGCCGTCCTAGGCCGTCGCCCGGAGGGGAGCCGTCCGCTAGACTGGGCCGTGAAGCCCATAGAGCCGGCAGCTGGCCGCATCAGGGCGAAATTTCGGAGGGTAGGGTTCCAGGCTCCGGAGCGGGCTTAGGATCGATTCCTGGGCCTTGCGCGCTGATGGCCCTCCGGTGTGCTGCCCATAGGTCCGCGAGGGTTACCGTCTCTGGTCCCTGTTCATCGATAGGGTCCGGGATGACGTACTGTAGCACGACCTCTGCGTGTCCAAAGGTTATACAGGTCTGAAGCTCGCGGATCGCCTGCTCTGGCTGGATCTCGTCGGGTAGCCGGAGGGTAACGAGGAAGCCTGCCGTGTTCATGTGTTCGTAGCTCATCCCCATGACACCCCGTGATCGTGATCGACGTCCTCCTGGAGATGAAGCGCGTGAAGCTGCCGGTGGAAGGCTCGCCAGCATTCCTCAACATAGTCGCTAATGAAGAGGGATTCCGGGTCAAGGCCGGGCAGCCCGCCCAGGTTCTCGCCGTGCCGTAGGGACATGTGACGGCAGAAGGTCGCGCGGTCCATATTCTCTGCGGCCTGGACCACGACGAGGTCATCGTTTTCCACGTGTTCCTCGCGGTGCTCGCTAGTAGTCGTCATTACGGTCTCCATTTCAATCGGGATCGATTACCCACAGATTGTTAATCATCACCGGCGTGCCGAATCCGGCTATCCGGAATCCGGCGATAACCACGACATCGTGGTTGACGTGAATCGTCTGTAGTTTCTTTAGCAGTCCAGGGAACTTCCATCTATTGACGCGACCATAAACCTCCTCATCACTTTCGTCGTACATATGGAGGGTAGCTCGCTTGATTAGATCGGGCCGCTTTAGCTCTGCTAGGATCTCTTCGACCTCGCGACCGGAGCGGCTCCGTTCGTCCTCAACGATATCCTTATATTCAACTCTCCTAACTACCCCCATATAAACCACCGCAGGTCCAGGCGCGAAGCGACGGCCCGGAGCAGGATTCTTTACTACTTCCATAGCCGCCAGATGCTCACCGTTATGCGTCGGCTGTGGGACCGTTTTCTGCTGCCTGAGCCAGCGGTCAACGGCCGCCAGTTTCTTCTCGGTACGGTAGAGCCCGAACGGGTCATTGGCAGCCGCGAACTCAGCCATGCGCTCGGCTGTCTTTGGGCCTATGCCTTGTATGCGGGTTAGGTCATAGAAACTCTTCCAGCCGCCATCCGGCTGCTCGGCGTCTATCCGCTCGGCCATTTTCTTGCCGATTTTCGGGACCTGCTCCCATCCGGCGAGTAGCTCCTGCCTCCGTAGCTCCGGCCGGTCGTTCGCTACCACATGCGGCGTCCAGGTCCGTCGCGCATACCTCGGGTCCGGAGGCCGGACGTCTATCGAGTGGGCGAGGGCATCCCGCATTAGCCGGAACTGGGTCTCTGCTTTCGTCGCCTTCGCGAGCGAGGCCGCATAGAACTCAAGCGGGTAATTCGCCTTGAGCCATGCCGTCCAGAATGCGAGCATCGAGTAGCTTATGGCGTGGGCGATATTGAAGGAATAGGTACCGGACGTAACAAGCCGCTTCCAGATCTTATCGGCTAGCTCGCGGTCTACTCCGTAGCCATCGAGTGCGCCCTGAGCGAACTGCTCGTATGACATCTGGAATGCGGCTTCGCCCATTTTCTTGGAGATGATGCGCCGGATCTGCGATACGGAGAACCAGTCGAATCCGCCCATCTCTTTGAGGATGCGGAGGATCTGCTCCTGATATATTATCTGCCCGTAGGTATCGTGCGTGATTTCGTCTACGAGCGGATGAAGGCTCTCTGCTTTCTTACGCCCATGCCGGACGTCCACGTAGTCTGCGGTCTGTCCGGAAAACAGCGGGCCAGGACGCGATAGCGCATTGACGTCTGTGATATGCATGAAGTGATCTGGCCGGACGTCTCGGTTGACGAGCCGAGTAGCTCTACCCTCAAACTGAAACACGCCGATGACGTCTCCGGTACGGAAAATCTCGATAGCTCCAGGGTCAGTATCGGGAATCGCATAAAGGTCCTCCAGAGTCAGGCCGGCCATCTTTAGACAGCGGGCGATCATTCCCATAGTGGCAAGCCCTAGGAAGTCTAGCTTGAGGGCTCCCATGTACTCCGCGTCGTACTTATCGACGGACATTACCTGCACGCCATCTTTCTCGTACACGGCGCAGATATCCGTTAGCGGGCTATTCGCGATTACCAGGCCAGCGGCGTGAACGCTCATCCCGCGTATGTCGCCCTCTAGCCTCGTCGCCTTAATGAGATCGGGATACTCGTCCAGGACGTCCTGCGCCGCTGGGAACATATCAAAGGTATCGCCCAGGGTAGAGTCAAACCGGGAGTCTCCACCCGACCTCTCAATCAGGAGGTTCTTTATTATCTCAACGACCCAGACGGGTATGTTGTATACGCGGGCTACATCGTCAAGGGAATTCTTGCCCCGGTACCGGACGAAATTGCCGATGTGCCCGAAACAGTCACGGCCGTATTTCCGCTCAAGGTATTTCCAGACCTTCCAGCGGTCCTCGTCGGAGCAGTCAACGTCGATGTCTGGTGGGTCCGGACGGGAGATATCGAGGAAGCGCTCAAAGACCATACCCTGATAGCGGAAGGGATCGATCTCAGTAATCCGGAGTAGCCAGGCAACAACTGATGCGGCCGTGGAGCCGCGTCCGGGGCCGAACGCCACGCCGTGATCCTTTCCCCACCGGATCGTGTCGGAGGTAAACAGGAAGAAATCCGCGAGCCCTCTTTCAAGGATCAGGTCCATCTCATACTTCACGCGGTCGCCGTACCACTCGCGCTGTTCCTGGGACCGCTCGCCTACCTTACGGTACTCCCATCCGGACCGGAGCCACTTCCACAGAAGTTCCTCGGCCTCTGGCCGGGAGCGCTCCGACTTGACTTCTGTATTACCCATTATGCTTCCACGATCTCGTTAATGCCGAATTCCGGCAGTCCGGCCGTCTCCCGCATCTCATCGACAATTTCCTGGATCTCTCCTGCGAGGTCGATTCGCATATCGTCATGCTGGGATATCCGCCATAGCTTCCGCGTCCAGCCGTCGATGCCTTCCATAACTTGATATTCGCCTTTCCGTCACGCGCCAGATCTGCGGCCGCGCTTAGTAGGAGCGCGAGACCTTCCGTGCCCTTGACGGGACCTCGGGCATCTATTGTTATCGCGCCGGAATCGTTAAGCGTAATGAGTACCGTTACCAGTCGCATTGTTGCCTCCCTTATCCGGCCGGATAACTAGGTCCAGAGCCAGGCGTGGTCGATGTTCCCGGAGCGGTCGGCTAGTAGCGGAGCGTCGCAGCAGATACACAGGCCGGACCTCTGGAGGATTTCTACGGTAGCGACCTCGCGGTGGGTGCCGTGATAAGAGACCCAGCGGTCATCCTCGGCCAGATTGATAACGTCATTGGCGCCATCGACAACGGCTATCACCTGACGGCCGTTCTCGTTCGTCCATATCAGGGCTACCTGGCCGATAAAGGCGCGAACCGGGCAGATCTGTTCCACATAAATGAAGTCACCCTGTTTCGGCATCCTCTTTACGCGCTCCCACACTTCCGGCTCTAGATCCATGGCACTTCGTCATCCTCGCTAATCGGGTACCGGAGCCGGTCGGCTTTCGGTAGGGTTACGTTACAGAAACCAGCAATGTTCGCGGAGGACTGAATAGCCTCCATCGAGGCTCTCCGGGAAAGGCCAGTCTTCATTAGCCGCTCGGCTAGCTCGCGGTCGGATTCCGGAAGCGTCATTGGGACCTCGTAATTCCATTCGCGGAGCGCATCGTCAATCGAGTGCTTCCCGCGATGGACCGCATGGAGGATAGCCTGCATCTCGCCATCGCCCGGCCGTGGGTAATGGACGTCGCACGTAACGACAAGAGGCACGCCCGTCTCCCTCGATAGCTTTTCGTACGTGGTATTGATTTCAGACGTCCTGGGCAGTTCCCAGAAAGGCTGGACCTCTAGGAAGTAGTAATTGCCGAATGTAGCATAGAACCGCTCGATTACCTCTAGGGCTCGATTATACCCGGCTCGCTTACTGACGGGCTCTGGTATCCCTTTACCGCCGAGAAGAGAGCAAGCAAGAAGACTACCGCTGCATCCAGACAATACTGCCAGTCCATCTCGGTTCGCTGCGAGCGAGCTTCCTGAGATGGTCGGATGATAATGATAATCACGCCACGACTGGGTGACGACTTTATTGAGATTTCTGTACCCTCCGGAATCTCTCGCGAGAATTGTGAGGTGGAACTTGAACTGTCCCCTGTGTTCGTCATCGACGGCTCCGGTATATCCCTCTAGCCCGAATATCGGCTTGACGCCTAGCTGTAGGCCGTATTTCTCAAGCTGGAAATGAGAGCTAACGCCACCATGCTCGGTAAGCGCCATAGCCTTATAGCCTAGCTCGGCCGCGCGCTCCACATGGTACCGGGGCAGCTTGTGACCGTCTCCGTGGCTAAAGGTCGAATGGCCGTGGAGATTAACATAAGTGATATCGGCGTCAGCCACGCTCGGCTAGCCCTAGTACCCGTACCATAATGACGTCGCCTTCCGCTACCCATTCCGTGATATCTAGATCGGCCTCGCCCGATACCGGAACGGCCCCGAATTCGGCTACCTTAGCGGACCAGATGAGGTATGCGAACATACGCGCATCCGTGTCGCTAGTCCTTACCGGGAAGTCGCGGACAAGTACGCCGAACTGTTCCGATGCCATTTACACTCCCCAGATAAAGCCGTGCTTAGCCAGAAGAGATTTGATGTAGTTGTTCGCAGCCCGGATACTCTCTTCCGGAGTCATGTCCGGGATCTCGTAATGAATGGGCTCCGGAGGGATCAGCTGCCAGAATCCATTCGGAGTCCAGAACCCATAGACCTGAGTCCGTCCGCTTTCGTCGCTGCCCCATCCGGTCGTCATTTCCCGTCGCCTTCGCATCCTCGCCTAAAGGTCTTTAGCTCAGGGTCCCACTGGTACCAGCAGATAAGCTCGCCTAGTACGGTCGGGTCCAGGTCTGGGACAAATCCGGTCGGCTTACCGCAATGGACGCAGGTACCTCCGTCCACGAGCGTCTCGCAGAGCCGGAAGACAGCGCGGAGCGGATTCATTCCGGCCGCGCATTCCCAGTTCTCCTCAAAGAGCGCGGCGGCTATCCATACGATCGGCTTCTGCTCGTCGCAGTACCACATCATGAACTGGTCGGCTCCGCTCCGGCCGACCATGTCGACTGCGGCCAGGAAGCGGGGATCTTTGTGGGGCTCTCGGCCGATATCGCTCCGGCGCTTTTTCGCCCTCATGACGGCTCGCCTAGCTCTCCCCACTTCGAGCCCTCGTTACGCTGGCGCCAGTAGAAACCGGCGAAGTTGATAATGTCGATCGCGGAGTCACCATCGAAGTCGTTGTGCCGCCAGGAATGGAACTTGATTCGCCCGGCCTTGTTGAGGATGTCGTGGACGAGACCTTTCCAGCCCTTAGTGCGCCAGGTCGCGCCTTCCGGATCGTACCCACGCTCGCACATAACCGAGAGCGCGAGCGCGAACGGCCCGGCTAGCTGCCCTATGGCGTCCGGAGTCGGCGTGAGCCCGATCGCCTTGAGGAAGTCGTGCGCCGCATCCCGGTCGGCCGTCTCCTGCGCTTCCGACTCTGCCATGCTCATAGCCTGTATCCTTCCCTGACTTGTTCTTCGGTCCACATACCGTCCAGCTCCGACGTCTCCGGCCAGTTACACGTCCGGCAGCGGAGTAGGACGATTGTGGTATTGCTATCCGGTATGCGTGGGTGCGGAGCGCGGCGTGCCGGCCTCTGGATGCCTAGGATCTCCCAGCGATGTACGTGAGGCGGCTCGGAGAGCCTCGCTAGCGCGTTAGCGATTACCGTCTGGTCTACGATGGGGAATGAGCGCTTCGGTTCCTCGTCGGCCATCGTCATGCCTTCCTTGCGGCTCCGTAGCTGAGTGCTTCGTGCGGGTTGATATCGACCCAAACGAGTGGCGGCTCTCCTTTGATATGATGAGTCTCTACGCGGTCGCGGATCGAACAGAACCGGTCGGCCGGTCCCATGAACTCGCACTTGCCCGTCTGGTAGCAGACCGGCCGGAACATCCGCACGATCGCTTCCTGCTGCCAGCGCTCGGAGTCCGGGCCGTACGCGAGGATGGCCTTGATCATCTCGGCCCAGACCTGCTTCCACTCGTACTGAGCCTGGGAGCAGAGCCGGAGCCCGGCATGCTCGATGAGGTTCCGGAGGTTCGTCCGGTAGTGGACGCGAGTGGCGATGTTCGTCGGGAGGATTCCGCGAGCGTCCTCGGCGGGCACTCCCCCATTCACCATCCGGTTATAGCTCGCGGCTACGTACGCGGAAGTGGTATTCCACTCGACGCGCAGCGGGTGATCTTCCGCGAGCCGGGCGATGTACTCCGGCATCACGATCTCCATCGCGGCATTCTCTTTGACCGCGAACCGCATCGACTCCTGAACGAACGTCGCGGTGCGCTGCCGGACAAGCTGATGTGTGAACGCGCGGGTTACTCCCTCGATGTAGAATGAGAAGTTGACCCATTCGAGCGGAGCCGGGAGCCCGCGCGCCTTGAGCGCTCCGTGATACCACTCCATCGCCTGCTCACGAGTGATCTCGTCTGGGTTGGAGTAGATGCCGCCCCGGTACTGCTCGCTGACCGCCGCGACGAGACGGAGCGGGTTAGCCGTCATGTCGGAAAGGACTACGGTCGGCCCGGTACCGGAGATCGGCAGAGCGGAGTACATCGCCTCGTCGGCCCACCGGACTGGCAGAGTGCTTCCGGTCGCCTCTGGGTGCCGGACGTACTGCTCATGCAGGGTACACCAGTAGCCGGTCGGCGGCATACCCTCCGGAGGCGCGAGGTACTCGTCACAGACGGACCCATCCTCATGGATCCATCCTGTTTTTGCCTCGTTCATATCGAGTCATCCTCTCTCCGGTTCGCATCGAGCATTCGCATATATGTCCGGGTCAGCCTCGCCCGGATAATGTTGCGGGTTTCCTCGATGTCTTTTGTGAAATGCTGAATCATGAGGATGCCGGTAAGTACGATATCTGCTCCCTCGCCTAGCATCTTATTATACCCCTGAAGGTCGGTACCTTTCCTGGGGTTCTGACCGGTCGCGCCGATGTGGTCCTGAATGGCCTTTCCGAGAGCCTTTGTGATCTCGTTGACGCGCCGGATGTCCTGTGCCGTGGCGTCCTCCGGTAGCTCTTCCAGAGCCTCGGATAGTTCCTCAGCGACCTTCGACAAGCGCGCCCAGTCCTGCGCTAGCGGCTGATCCGTATACATGCCGGAGACCGCGCGGTCTAGCCAGGCATCGATGTCGCGAATCGACTGCCAGTCAATTGTGTCGTCGGCGTAGCTCATCAGTTCTCCTGTGGGTCCGGAGCGTTCGCCGCGAGGTCGGCCATGTGCGCGAATACCGCCTCCAGGGCTTCCTTGCTGAACGTCTTGTTGTTCGGAATCCAGAAGGTGATGGCGCTCCGGTCATCATCCTCCGGCGTGTGGTGGAGAATGTCCGGGCTCGCGAGGTACATCCTCACGCCGTAGTAGGTAATGCCGGTGTCGGCAGTCTTACTGACTAGCTCGACTTCGCGGGTAAGCTCCTGCGAATAGACGTTGAGACGCATTGTCATCTTCCTCCGTTGATAGAGACGATAGAGCCGGTCATCTGCGCAGGGCCCATCAGGGCCCAGACGATTGTATCGGCTACCTCTTGTAGAGTAGCGCGCCGCCTAGTGGGAGTATTCTGTCGCTCGTAATTGCGAGCTTGGTCCGGAGTCCACCCACGGAATACCGGCACGGTTTCATCGATGTACTCTGTCATCGGCGTACCCTCAACCATTCCCGGAGCGACCGCGTTGATACGGTGGAGCGGCGCTAGCTCGCGCGCCATGACCTTCACAGCCATGTTTAGCGCGGCCTTAGAGGCGCAGTACGCGACGGAGCCGCGCATAGGGATCTCGGCCGCATCAGAGCTTACCGCGACGGCTGAGATAGCGTCCTCTGGGTACTGCCGGACGTGTTCCGAGATCACCCGAATGAATCCGGCACAGTTGACGTCGTACAGATTCTCGGCAATATCCGTAACGTTCGCGGCATTTATCCAGGCGAGCTGATTGGCCCCGGCCGAATAGACGATGTACCTGAACGGGCCGTACATCTCGATGAACGTCTCAACGGAATGTCGGGAAGTGACATCCATGAAGTCTCTGGTCGGGATGAACTGATCGAGATCCCAGCGGTGGGTATTCTGGAGAATTCGCGAGACCTCTTCGCCTATTCCGCTGGTGCCGCCGACGATCATAATCCTTTTCTTGTCGACAAGAATCTTGTCTCTGCCGATCATGCCGATCCTTTCCATACCTGCAGGTCTATGTCTAGCCGGTCCCATAGCTCCGGGAGGGAGGTAACGCGCTCGCCTAGCACGTCCCAGGATCGGTTGTACGGCTGGTCGCGGAGATAGACCCGTGCGATGCGGTGCTTGACTGCGTTCTGCGTCTGCTCCGGGAGGTCATCGACGGCAGCCACGATCCGGTCTACTCCGACCTGGCGCACTAGTTCGCCGTATTTCGTCATTGGGTCGCCCCCATCGAGGACTCCCTCAAAGATAACGGCGTCATACTGGATGCCGTTACGATTGAGCCATTCGCGAGTGTCCGGATCGATGTTGTCTAGCCGGAGATACGGCCGGGAAGTACAGATCCATACCTGCGCTCCGGCCTCGCGGATGTTGTGGGTAAGCTCCGATGCGTACGGGTACGCGGGCATGAACCGCTTGAGTCCACCCTGCCGGTAAGCGAGCTTACACTGGCGGTAGACGCTATGCTCCACTCCCATGAATTCGCTGAGTGGGAGACCAGGGTTTATCTCGGTCGCGGACGGCATGGGAAGGCCCAGCCATTGTTCTGCGAACCATAGAAAGTGAGCGTGATAGTCGCCTAGCGTGCCGTCGATATCGACCGCGACTACCGGCTTGCCCTCTCCGGTACGGAATGATGAATTCAAGCGAGCCTCCGGGTATGTTGCGACCATCTAATTGATAACTACTTTCCTTGCTAGATCTGAGGTGATGAGATCGAATGCGGTATCCAGGAGGATATCATCGATCTTCTCATATACGGAGGCTACCCGGATAACACGGTTCAGGATAACGAAATGGTGGACCGTGTAAAACGACAGCCCAACCCCTTCCTTCCGGACCTCGATGCTGTGGGCTGACTTTACCTCGTGTATCTCGCCGCGAGCCGGGCCGTCGATACAAAGAACGTTCATCATCTTACCAGCTCCATTACCTCCGGGTAGACCTCGTGGACGAGATATGACTTCTGCCATTTCCCGTACCGGCCGACGCGGTAAATTTCCGGATGACAGTCGCAGTCGGTAGCGAGCGGCTTAGGTACCATTACTCCACCGCGTGCGCCGATGGGAGCTTTCGCCCATTCCGTTGTCTTGTATCCGAATACGTTAGAGATCCGGTACCAGGCATTCTGGTCGGTGCCGTCGCAGATAATCATGTTGTCTGTGCGAGGGCTCTCCATCGTGCTTCCGTTCGCGAAGATCGCGTGATACCGGAATTCGTGCTCTTTCTTCCAGCAGAGCGCCGGTGCCGGGATTGTTGATATGATCCGCTCGGAGCGGAGGTCATAGACGCAGGGCGGTATCCGGCCGTCAGCGATCGGCTCGTCAACATGGATCCAGGCCAGGCCTCCGTCGATCAGGCGGCTCCACATCTCCCGGTACGTCCACCGGATATCCCAGGCGTCGTGTTCGCCTATGAAGTCCTCCGGCGATACACGGCCCTCCCACTTGTCGCCGTAGACCTTCTGCCGGTACTCTTCCGGCGTACCGATGAGCCAGTAACCGACTCGCGCGTGGGGAGCGTTCTCGTACCCAGGGATTGGCGCGTGGAGATACTGACAGCCGTATTGACGGCTAGGCTCGCGGGTATTGCTTACGATGACGGCCTCTTGGCCGGAACTGACGACGGCCGCAGCCGCCGCCAGTCCAGCCGGGCCGCATCCCAGAATCGTGACGCGACTCATTGTCGGTCCTTCCTTACTGATGGCCGGCCCGGTAGGGCAGATGCCTGGTACCCTACCGGGCCGTATCCTGCCCATCGGGGGCAGGAATTAGAACGGCGGCTCTTCTGACGAACCGCCAGCGCCACGACCGCCACGGCCACGACGCGCCGGAGCCGCCGCAGCGGCCGGACGCGCAGCCCTTCCGCGAGCCGGAGCGGGAGCCGCCGCAGCGGCCGCAGGACGCCCACCGCGCCGCGCAGGAGCCGCCTCCGGAGCCGGACGGGCCGGACGGGAGCCGCGAGCCGGAGCTGCGCTCCTGGACGCGCTCCGGGCCGCGCCGCGACCGCGCGCCGAAGGCTCAGGCTCGGCCTCAGGCTCAGCCTCGGCCTCTAGCTCGTCTTCGTCCTCGTATTCGTCGTCAGCTTCCTCGTCGCCGTCCTCGTCGCCGTCACCGTTGTCGCTGTACTCGGCCTCCACGTCCCACGGGAGCCATTCCTTGACGCGCGGTTGCATGACGCCGTTGTACGGCTCCTGATCGGTGATGATCCGGCACCACGCATCATCCTCGTCCTCGCCCGGCTTGAAGCCGTCGATGGAGTTGATGAGGTTGCCGTTCTGGTCCTCGGCGTCCTCGATGTCTAGCTTCCGCGCCTTGATCGCGCGAATCGATAGACCGAAATTGTCGAAGAAAGGACCCCAGCGGAACTTCGCGTTTTCCGTCAGGGTGACGTTGAGCCAGAATGGGCAGTCGTTGTACTCGGCCAGGTCGCCCTCGTTCTCGGCCGCGACAGTGAGGATCTTCAGCATCGGATCGTTGCCGCCGCCACCGGCCTTGGGAGCGGAGCGCGTCCACCACATCCGCTTGACGTAGGCGTTGAGTTCGGTGCCGACTGGCGGCGTCTCGCCGTAATACTTGTCGAATTCCTCGGTGGAGTATTCCGCCGCTTCCAGTGCCTTGACGTCGATATCTGCGACGTCCTCTGGCCGGAGCTTAGCCATTACAGGTTGTTCCTTTCGTGGATGTGATCTAGGTAACCCTCGTGAAGCCTATGATCTGCTGCGTGTTCCCCTTTCGTGACGTACCGGAGTAGGCCGTGCCGCTTTTCCACGTGCTTGCGGAGCCACTCGGCTAGCTGGCCTTCTGGGTCGGCTAGCGCTACCTTCGCTGCCACTGACGCCTCTCGACTTCTCGATTGCCGTTATCATTTCGGACATCGCGAAGAATTCGCCTTCACCGACATCCCAAGTTCTGCCTAGGGCCATATAGCGGTCCTTAGCAAACCACGGAGGGAAAGGCTGGGCTAGCGCTCGCCTAACGATCGGTCCTGTCATGTCCCGCGATTCCCTCGCTACGGAGTAGTATAGCGCGACGGAGAACTGAGAGGAAACGTAATCGGATATTTCGCCTTTCTTCCCCAGCAGCAGTGGGATAACGCGCGGCTCGCCCTCGGCGTCATCGACCGACATTGATGTTGTGATAAAGATCACGTTGAACGGAGCGGCAATAATCCGTCCGGCCCACCGCTTGAATCCGTTCTGATACTTCTGGTGGTTCTGAATTGCCGGTATATCGAGGTCGCGCTGCGGATTGATCGCGTTCTCGCGCTCCAGAATCCACTGCATGTATGATTCCTGCATCTGCGTACCGGAATCGACCACTAGCCAGTCATGCTCGGTCAGGTTCGCCTCGGCCCACTTAACGCCAGAAACGGCATACTCCCAGGACGGAGCCCGGATAAGTTTGGCCTGAGATCCCACGGCCCGCGCGCTCGCTACGCCTTCCGTCTCAGTCGACAGGAACCAGACGTTACGGCTGCCGTCTGCCGCGCCTCCGGCTAGTAGGGTCTTGCCGTGTCCGGACGGCCCATGGAGCAGAATGTTGATCGGCGGCTTCTGCGTGGGAGCGGAGAGATCCTCAATCTCAATAGTGACGTCGGTCTCTACCATCGCCAGTGGGTTCTCGCGAGCCTGCTTCGCGGTCTGCGAGGCTCGGCCTCGGTGACGCTGTGTTCCGCGTAGTGCTGGGGCAGGTCCATCAGCCATTGTAGTCACGCACTCTTTCTCATGTCCTCGTACGGGTCTATTTGTAGGAAGTTTGACTGGAGTAGTGAACGGTAGGAATCGGCTCCGCGCTCGTGAAGCGTACAGGGACCCCACAGCGGGCATTTCGGGCAGTCCTTGGCAGACGTCTTGAGTATCGGAATGATTCCTTCGCGAACGGCATTCATCACTTCGACTTCATCGGCAATCTTCTCTAGTTGTGTCTGCCGCTCCGGAGCGGTACGGTGGATAGGCTCGCGGACGAATAGCGGCGATGGCTGACTCCGGCTCACCTCGCCCAGGACTTCTACATTAGCAAACCTCGCGGCCATATCGAGGTCGGCTACGGTCGCTTTCTCGATTGGGACGGGACCGCTCTTGGGGCTCGACTGTTCTACGTTTTCGATACCGATAGCGCGGAGAGCCCTGACGTAGTCCTCTTTGTGGGGCTTGTTAAGGTATTCGCCAGCCGCATTCATCGGCCGGTCGTCAGGCATAGCCTTCCGGAGGAAGTTGTAGATGATTCCGGCGATTTCCTCGCCCGGCTTGAGGACTCCCTTTGCCTGCAGTACCTGGCTCGCTACGGCCCAGTAAGAGCCGCCCTGATCGTCTAGCTCTAGATAGGCCGTTGATATCTGAGTAGCGGTCTTGTGCTCGGCTAGGTATATCCGGCCGTCCGCGAGATCCCGCAGGACACCGTCCCAGCGTGAGGAGAATACCGCGATGGGCTTGCCATGCCGGGTAATCGTGACGCGGAACGGCTGCTCTGTCGAAATGATATGCCATTGCGGGTCTTTGCCGTAAGTGTTGACATAGCCTTCCAGCATCGCTATGCCTAGCTCTTTCGCTTCTATCCAGACCGGCTCGTCAAACGAATCGTCTAGGTAGGTCTTGGCGTAGCCGATCTCTTCGCCAACCCAGGTCTCGAAAGTGTCGGCTGGATGCGGGCCGCGCCGCTTCCCCTTCAGGTACCAGGAAGCGAGAGCATCGTGGATGCCGATGCCAAACCAGAGCGCGTCGGCCTGGACGTAGCGCGTTCGCCAGCCCTCCCGGTACTCCATCCACCAGCGCCACATGCAGCGTTTGAACGCCGATCGCTCACTCGTCCGGAGAATAGGAATGGACGCTGTTGCTGTCATCGCCTCGCCTTTCGTTGCTGGTCTTTCAGGGGACTGCCCAGGCTCACAGCATCGCGGTCTGGGCAGTCCGCTCAGGGATCAGCGGTAAAGGGGATCGGGCAGGATACAATCCCATACTGCCGAGTAGCCGGGCGGGATGTCTCTCGGGTCCGGCCTGTTTCCGTTTGAGAAGCTCTTTCTCGGGTCCATCAGAATCCTCTCGGAATCCCCCAACGATGGAACTGGACCCTGCCGGTAATCGGGGAGCCGGCAGGGCCCAGGGTCTTGCTAGTAGGCGGCTTCGGGAGCCCGCCCGGCTGCCGTGCCGCGCCGGCCACGGCCTCCGCGCGCCGGAGCGGCCGCAGGAGGCGCAGCGGGAGCCGTCCGGGCTCCGCGCCCACGGCCTCGGCCGGTGGCCGCAGACTCCGGCTCCGGGGCTGCCTCGGCGGTGCGGGCCGCGCGCCTCGCGGCACGCTGGGCGATGTTGAAGTCGGACTTCTGGAAGTGCGGGTACAGCGAGCTGCCCAGCGCCAGGAGCCGGTCGGATTCGATCTCGTCGGGATCGCCAACGTTGTCCCGGAACCAGGTGGCGTAGTCGCCCATCGTCGCGGACAGGTCCTTGGTGAGGTACGTGGTGAGATCGATCTCGCCGTTGGCCTCCGGCTCGGCCGGAGCCGCTGCGGGCTTTCCCCTGCGAGGTGGCATGTCCATTCCCTTTCTTGCGGATGGTGTCTTATGGGTTCTAGTAGAACTATACCCCAGTGAACGCCGGTTTACTACCTTTTTCACATCGGTATTATCCTCCAGGCTGAACCGGCTCAGCCCGTGATAGCGGAGCGTAATGAAGCCGTTCTCCACCTTCCATTCTTTTGACTTATTCACGGTATCCTGGACCGTGAAACGGATGATCTCGTCGGCCTGCCGGGAAGTTATCCCGTACTGGCCCATGAGACATTCGCGGACCTCGGCAACGTTCGCGATATCCGGAACGTCGATGAGTAGCTTACCCATGATGGCTCCAGGGGATGAAGCTGAGGATGACGGCAGACATAATGGCGCATATGGCAATAACCCACATCGCTACCGGAGTGAACCGGTTACGCGCCATCCAGTCATAAAAGGACTCGCGGAGGGAATCGAGCATTAGTGATGCACCGACAATACGACCATCGGGCCGATGATAACGACCGCGAATGCGATCGCCAGGAAGAGCAGATACCACGGGAATTTCATGACGCCTCCTCAATAGAAAACATGTATTCCTCTTCGCTGCGGCCGTGGTACTCGATGCGGATGATTCCCTCCGGCGTCGATACCCTACGCTCGCCATTACTCCACGCGCCATTGAGGGCCGTCTTGGCCCGGCGTTCGCTAAGGCCGTAGTCCTCCGTCAGGAGGGTAAGAGCTAGCCTGCTATTGATCTTGGGCGCTGACTCGATTATCTCGTACAGGACCCTATCTGAGCGAGGTACCCTGATATACCGGACTACGATCGTGCCGTCAAGAACGGCTGTCGGAGTCGGCCCGACCATCCGGGCTATATCGAGTATCCTGAGAGCGCGCTTCGCCGGTATCTGGTACTGCTTGTTTAGGGTCTCGACTGTTTCAACGTCGGTACCGACGATCATCTTTCCCATTAGTATTTCCCTCGCTGGCGGATGTTGTAGGTATGCGGCTAGCGACTCGAATACGTCAGGGTCATCTCCAGCCCGGCCGATCCATTCATTGTGCATGCTACAGGTAAGACCTCGGACACAGACACGGCACCAGTCTCTAGGATCGTGCCCCATAGAGCATTTGTGATCGTGTTCGACGGCTAGGAACTTTGACTTGCCTTTCGCCCGGCACGAGAATATCGCGCAGCGGCCTCCCTGCTTCTCGTAAAGCTCCCAGTAATCGGCGGCCGTGAAATCGCCGCTCTCGATATTCCGGTCATGAGCCCTCTGCTTCCGTTCTCTGCGCACCGCGACCTCGCACAGGTAGCACTTCCGCTTACCGGCCTCAAGCCTCGGCTTCGATAGCTTGTTGCCGCATCGGTCGCAGTTGGGGTTGCGCATGGCGCTACGCCGGATGCTCGCAGCCGGGGCCGTGAACCATGAAGCCGAGACCGGAGCGGTAGCATGGCGCAGGAGCGGGCCAGTCGCCGTCCCACACCCTAAGCGCTCCGGCCGTCGCTGTGGGCTCCTGGGCTGGCTCTGGGCCGCTCGCGGCCTCGATAAGCTCCCAGTCGTCCGGTAGCTTCCCGTCCGGAGTCGGCTGTTCCTTGTCGGACGTATGCGCAGGCACAATTCCAAGCGCTCCACGGTCGTTCTCCGGCCACGTCCGGTGGATAATGGCCCAACGGCCTCCAGGGTCAACGTCGCCTATCTCGATCAGTATTCCGCACCACTTGTACTTGTCGCCGGTACGCGGCCTGTTCACTTGAAGAGCCCTTCTGTGAATATCTCGTCGGCCTCGCCAACGATCGCGCCTTCCCACTGGAGTCGCGCGCTGGACTTGATAGAGCGGCCAAAGTCGATGACGTACCCGGCTCGCTCCATTCCCTCCAGGACCTTCCCGCAGGGCTCTCCACCCTTGATCCTGTCGATGTAACGGACGGGTACGTTGCTGAGCTTGAGCTTGAGTACGACGAGGGCGGCCATGACTGGGCCGGCCATCATGAGGCCATACCGCGTGTAGAAGATCCCGTCATCGCCTTCCGCTATCGTGACGATGACTGGGACCTGGCCGGTGACCTCGCGGACGGCTACGGTCGCCGGTAGTCCGTCCTCTAGATGCTGGATGAAGTCGGCCCGGTTCATAGCGAGCCGCCATGGAGCACGGAGCGGTCGCGCCAGTCCGGAATATAGTGATCCAGCATTCGCTGCCAGGCTACCCGGAGCGGCTTGTCCGGCTCGTTCGTGTAGTAGGGCCAGCGGTCGTGGATGATCTTGAGGCATTCGCGCTCGGCGTCCGTCCGGTACTCCGGCCGTGCGAACCGCGTGCTGATACCTCCTGGCGCGTAGCGCTTGCCGATCGGCGCGCACTTGACGTCGCAGTGGGAGCGCCAGAAGATACCGGCCTTGATACCCTGCCGGGCTAGCTCGCCGTCCTCGCCATAGGAATGGAGACGTTCGTCAAAGTTCCCTAGCAGGACGGTGTTCGCGATGTTGAGGCCGAATAGCTGGAAGCCCCATCCGCCAGGGCACAGGATCACGCCGCTAGTCCGGGAGATCGCGCCTCCGGTGAAGTAGTCGTGGATACCGCGTACGGCTCCCACGCCCAGGGCTCCGGAGTCTTCTGCGGCCTTGAGTAGCGGGAGCATATCGCCCGCAGGCTTCATGTCATCGTCGCTCATAATGATCGACTTCCGGCCGGTGTGCTGTGCGTGGAGAACGGCAGCCCTCCTGGCGTAGCCGATGCCGCGACGAGGCGACTGGACTGGGATGACGGTAACGCCTAGGCCGCTCCACCCCATCCGGGTAACCAGCCGGGCATGCTCGCCGTACTCGCTCGGCTCGACAACGAGGCGTACCCGGAAGTCCTGCTCCATCCAGAGCGGAACGATCCGCTCCAGGTTGCCGTACCGGTTCATTGTCGGTATGTAAACGGCCGGATCATGCGAGCCGCGCGGCCTGCCGTGGATCACCGCTTCCTCCAGGTTTTCTTGGGCCAGGAGTACGGATCGAATCCCGGTCTGTTGACGACGAGGATTATCGACGGGCTGACGAGGATGATCCGATCCTTGTCGCCACGCGCGGCGATTACCGCGAGGGTTAGTGCTTCGGCTGGGGCCGTCCGGTTACTCATGGCTGTCTCCCTCTGACCGGAGCCGCTCGATAAAGCGCGTCATTGTATGCACGCGCAACGTCGGGTCCTCCCGGTAATCGTATCCGAATTCCCAGGCCCAGTAGCCGGTATCCTTGCGGCGGAAGCTGGCGACGTATTCGTACCGGTCGTGTGTACGAGTGATGTCCAGCGTGAGATGGCCGTTACTCCGGTCTGGATTCTCCGTCACCATGAAGCCCAGAGTCTCGGCTGCCTTGCGGACGGTCGTGACCGTCTGGAGGGGTTCCGTTCTGTGTCCAGTCATTCGCCTGTCCCTTCTGGTAGTGGTTCGATCTCTAGCCCGGTACGGAGCCCGATAAGCGCAGCCTGGTCTAGCTGCTCCACGGACGCGACCTTCATCCACTTGCGCAGGTGGAGCTGGCGAAGCGCGTCATCCGCGAGGGCTTCCGGCGTGAACTTGGCCGTCAGCCGTCCGGTCGCGGTGCCGGCCTTGTCTCCGATAGTGAGGATCAGCTCCATCCGGTCCATGGCGACGTGATCTTCAGGATCAACCCATTCGCCAATGGCTTCCTCGTCGGGCACGATCACGACGCGGTAGGACTTACTCATGACCGGCCTCGCTATCGAGGGCATGCTTGACTGCTGAGCCGACATGGCGCTTGGCATCGTCGCGCTCGACTTCGCGGACGGAGACGACCACGCTCATATCGATGGTCTGCGTGCCTCCGTACTGGGCGCTGTGAGTCCGGTCGGGACCTCGCGCCGAGAACTGGAGCCCGGCTGTGTATCCGAGATACCCCATGCGCCATTCGCGCGGGTACTTCTGGAGCGAGGTCTTGGTGACGATGATGTACTCGTGGCCCGGAATGAGGGAGGTCTCGCCTACCTTGACTATCTCCGACGAGTCGTGCTTGTCGTGGCATACCTGGCAGGTCTCCGGCTCCGGCTCCGGGAGCTTCAGCGGGAGATCCAGCAGCGACGGTTCTGGCATCCGCGTGTCTGGCTTCATTTCCGGTAGCGGCTCGCCGTAGCCGACGCTAGCCGCGTCCAGGCCGTCGCGGTAGCAGAGGTCGGCAACGTTCAGGATCGCTTCCTCCAGAGCCGGGCTTAGCTCGATGATTGCTGTGATGGCGCGCTTGGTCTCGTCGGAGAGCCCGATGAGGGCAATCTCCCGGTCGGTTAGCTCGCCTCGGAGAGCCTTGCCGAGAATGGTTGGAACCTCGTCGCTGCTAGGCATGAGGGTTGTTCCTTCCGTGGAATAGTTTGATAAAGATCCGGCCGACTCGCCCATTAGGGTAGTTTACCCCGTGGTCGTGCGCGGCCACGAATATCGACCGCACTGCGTAGCCGGTCAGGTATATCGTGACGACTAGCCGGACGGCATTCGGCATGTGCTCTAGAAAATGGACGGTAGCGGTCATCAGCTCCACATGCCTTTCCTCGGGTTCGCTACGCAGTGGGGGCAGTAGTCGCGGAAGTGCCCGTTGCGTTTGATCTGTCGCTCTAGCCTCTTGCTTCCGGGAGCCGTCCGGGCGACAACAAACGGGATTCCGCGCCGGTAGAATTCGGCAACGATCGGCACGCCGCTCGTACCGTCGCGGTGCCGGGCCAGCCGTGCCTCGGTTAGGTAGCTGCCCACGTAGTGCTGGGCCCACATACGAGGACGGCTAAGGTCGCCTATCGGCTCCGCAAAATGGAGCAGGTAGACGACCTCAGTCCGGCTCATGTCACTTGTTCCGGCAGACCGGGCCGCGCCGCTCGCGGCGGCTCGTCTCGTCGGTAAGCGGGAGGCCGCAGTCACGGCACTTCTCCAGCTCGTCTGCGAACCGGTCGCCGCACTTGTCGACACCTTCCGCGATGATCTCGTCAAGAGCCCGGAGCGCTTCCGCTGCCGTAATCATGATTGGGCCCTGCCCGCCGAGATAGCGCTTGACGAACCGGTAGCCGGGCTTCCGTCCGGCCTTGATGAACCAGAAGTCAAAGTCATTCTCGCCGGTCGCGGATACGGTCGCGTAGTAGCCGGGAGCTATCACGGAGTAGTCCTGCCGCTTGGGGGCAGTCTTCTGCGGAGCCGGGCACTCACCGTCAAGGTGCCTCGCGGTCCATCCGCGCTCGCCGCGCTCGATAGCGCCGGCCATCGCCTCTACCCGGCTACCGCATCGGTAGCAAGGTCCGGCGTACTTGTTCGGACGGACGGCCGACTCAGCATCCGACGCACACACGCCGTAGCAAGCCTTGACATCGGCTACGGTCTCGTGGTCGTGGCCTTTCCCACACTTCATCTTCTCGCCTTTCGTTCCGGGCCGGTTCGTTCTCGGCCTCACAGAACTAAGTCTACTCCATCTGCAGCGTTTGCGCTACCCTAGGCGCGGAAGTTTCCCAGCCTTAGACGCACTGACGCGCTTACGCTCGTACTCTTTTATGATCTCTTCGGTCACTTCCAGGTATCGGTCGCGGTCGATGCCCATAGCGATGGTCCTCGCAAGCTGATAATCGGCCTCATCGAGCCGGAGGCGAGCTTTCTCAAGAGTCTGGAAAGCCTGGATGGCGTTGTCGGTGTTGAACTTCCGGAGCCTGGCCTTGTCGTCGACCTCTTGGGCCCAGGCATACATGGCATTGGCTGCCTCATCCTCGGTCATGGTCTTGTCCGCGATAGCGGCGCGAAGCTCGTTCGCCTTCCGCTCCGGATCGCCCGGCTTGAACTTTCCCATTGTCGATCCTTACGTTAGGGGAGCCCGGCTGGCGACGGTGTGGACCAGCCGGGCTCCGGTACCTAGTTTAGCTCGCCGCGCGGCGCGGCGGATGCCTCCGGCTGAAGGCTCGCCGTGTTGGCGTGGTTGACGCCTCGCCGGTAAGCCGCAGCGTTGTATTTGACATCCTTGTTCCGTTCCATCCGGACCTTGTCAAAGTCGCTGTCGATCATCGCGCGGATATTCTGGGACTTGTCCGCTAGAACTAGCTCCATCCCGGTGCCGCGCTTCCCGGTGATCTCCCGGAGCCGCTGAGCGATCCGGTGGAGGTATCCCTGAACCGCGTTGCGGCGGAAGTTCTCGGAGCCGGACGGAGGGATACGCAAAGCGTCCTCGCCGCGAGCCTTGATCTCGGCGGTGTAAGCCGACTTGATCCGGCCGATGCTCTTGCCCCACGAGGCACGCTCGCCGGTCGCCCGGTTACGGTACATGAGCTTGGGCTCGCCCATCCAGCTATCGGTCTGCTCCCAGCCGTACGCCTGCGCGATGTCGAACCAGTTGAGTCCGGCGTTGTGAAGCTCGTAAGCGTTCTCGCCTAGCGACTGGTTGGGGTCGGGCTTGGGGAAGATCGTTTCTGCCATGTGGAGGTAGATCGTGGTGAACAGCAGCTCGAAATACCGCAGGTCGCTCTCGTACCCGTACACGTAGCAGTACTCTTCGCGGACGTTCTTGTAGCCGGAGCCCTTCATCCACACGGACGAGCACTTGCAGAAGGTCGCGACTACGTTCACGAGCGTAGACGTCTCGGATAGGAACGGGTTGCCGGCCTCTCCGATGTCTACCTTGATACGGGTTGGCTTGAATCCGGTCGGAGCATCCTTCAGAAGCTCCCACTCCTCAAGGCCGTACCGGTCCATCATCTCGTTCGCCTTCGCGCGGAGCGCCACGGCCTCGTTCATGCTCTCAGGGTCGCCTATCGCCTCAAGGCTCTCGGCCTTCGCGATCAGCCCGCGAACCCTCGTCATCGTCTTGCTAAGTTCCACTGTCCTCGCCTTTCGTTTTCGCCTATCCCAAGTATAGCGCACAGACGCACAGAGCGCTACACAGGCAGCCTGCTAATTACCTCTTTTTTGAGAATCTCCGCGTCAACGTCCTCGTCGATGGTTAGTGAGTTCTGAAAGTACCACTGATTTTCGTGGCCTCGCTTCCACACCATAACCTTACGCGGCCTATCGGCGTAGGAGTGAACCTCCACACGCCAGGGCTCCGCTATCAACCTTACCGATCGTTCCCGTCTACTCGCCTACTCGCGGGCTCTTACCTACGGCCGACGTAACGGCCGGAGCGCTCGTCAAGCTCCACATACCAAGTCTGGTCCGGAACGGTACCGTTAGCCTTGGTAGTCTTGAATAGGGTAATGTGGGCTATCTCGCCTAGCCCGGCTCTTAGGTACTCGCTCGCTTCGCTAACGGCCGACCTCGCTTGTTCCTTCTGAAGGTCGTACTCGCTCGCGTTCGCCGCGATCGTTTCGCCGTTCCTACGGCACGCAAGCTCCAGGTCGGAGCCGTAGAATGTGATCTCCGCGCTCCATCGCCGCATCTCGTCCATCTTCTCGCCTTTCGTTCTTGCCTAGGGCAAGTCTACCTCATGTTTGTTAAAAGTCAAAATCCGGTGACGTGACTTCAAACACACGGTAGTTGTACGGAGGGAAGTAAGGCCGGTTCTCGTTGCCGTCCGTGATGGACCATGCGTGGGCTCGCTTGCCCTTGGTGCCGTGGACGTAGAACTTCCGGCCTTCCTCCATCGACGCCACGACTGCGCCTTCAGGGCCCATGTAGGTGACATTGGTGACCGTCAGACCGGTCTGCTCGAATGCGGCGCGGAGGTCGCTGCCGCGCGTGCCGACTCCCGGACGGAATCCGTTCGCAAGCATAATCGAGGCCGCGATGCTGTAGCTGATACCGGTGATCTCCGAGTACGTCTGTACGGCGCAGTCGCTCCGGTACTGGAAGTCACCGTGCTCGTCGCGCTTCAGCTTGGCCTGCTCAAGACAGTCGCCGCAGCACGTCAGATCGTGCTTCTCGCAGGGCTCCGTCTCCCAGGTCTTCCGGTCAGTCGTCTCAGTCATCGTTCTCGCCTTTGCTACGTTAGTTCGCCTACGGCAAGTATAGGCCATTTTCTCCAGAACGCAAAACGCCACCCGCGTCGAAGTCCAATCATAGTCGCCAGCGGAACAAGCCTACCGCCATACATCACGGGATCAGTCTGAGCAAGCCGCTGGTTAGATTGTGTTGCGCGGGTGGCGCTGCTAGCCGCGCCCGGAAGGAACCACTCAAAGGGGCGCAGCTAACTATCGCAATTCTACTCCATAGATCCGGAGCGCGCTACCGGTTTACTCCGGACCCCATACGGTGTCCTCGGTCAGGGGCCAGACGTCCGGGCTGTCGGACTGCTCTCGGGTCGGCTCCGCACGGATGACTTCGCCGTCTCCGCTGTCGGTCGCGAACCAACAACGGCTGATCTCTCCGAAATACTCGGAGCCCGGTACCGGCCGGAAGGTCGGCGGCATAGGCAGCGGCTCGATACCGCGAGCCCGCTGCGCCGCGTGACCCTGCTCTAGTAGCTCGCGCTCGCGATCGGTCGCGCCTCCGGCCGCCCAACGAGCACGAGTGCCGTCGCACATCCCTTCGCAGAAAGCGGAGTACCGGTCAGCTTTCTCAGCAGCTCCGGGCTCGCCCTCGATATACGCGCCTCCGCAGAAGACTTCCGGTTTGGTACCGTAGCGCTCGAATTTGAATCCGGCCTCGTACTCGGCCGGGTACTCTTCGCGTACTGTCGTCATTTTCTCGCCTCTCGTTTCGCCTAGTTCAAGGATACCCGACGTTTCCGGAAAGCAAAACGGCCCGGAAGATCCGGGCCGCTCGCCTAGTTTCCTGTGCCGCCCCAAGCACGGTATCGCTCCCACCATACGCGGGCGATCTCCGGGTCAACGCGGCTAACCGCGTGGCAGCCGTACCACAAGTCTGCGAGGTCCTGCCGGATCTGCTTACCGGTCGGGCACGGTACGTCTCGCCCGGCTAGCTTGGTAGTCCCAAACGTCATCATCGGTCGGCCCACTTACCGCACGAGTCGCAGCATCCATGCTCATCGTCGTGGTCCTGGCAGTCGTCCAGCGACACCGTACCGACCGGAACGATTACCCTCGCGTCCGGGCGGAAGTAGTGCGCGTGGCCGTCCGTGTCGCGGACGATGACCGGGTAGTAGCCGGTCGCGTTGACTTCGATGCTATAGACCACATAGCTGATCCCTGCCAGCTGGCGCATCCTGATGCCGGCCGGAACCTTTGTGATCTGCATCATCTTCTCGGTGGGGGTAACCTTCAACATCTTTCGCCTCTTTCGTTCGCCTAGGGCAAGTATACCCGATGTTGCCAGGAAAGCAAAATGCCCGGCCGGAGCCGGGCTCTTGCTCTCGCTCTCACTTCTCGTCGCGCATCCCGAACATGAAGGCTACGCGCTCTATCTGCTCTGTCATCAAGTCCGCGTACATCTGGGGCTGGTAGCCATTCTTCACGTCGGCCTTCATACCCTCTAGATCCTTCATCATTGAGTTGTAGAGGACTTCGCGGACTTCCCTGCGGACCTGGATCTTGGTCTTGGGCTTGGCCGGCTCCGGGATCGGCTCGCCGCTACCGACGAGGATATCGTGGGGGAGCGCGTTACAGCAGGGCTTGAAGTCCATCCCCTGCCAGACGTCAAACGAGCCTTTGCCGTTCTCGGCCTCGTGCTCGGAAAGGATTCCGTTGTCCCAGTAGTCGTGGCAGAAGTCGTACTTGGTCGGCCAGTCAATCTTGCCGAATTCGACCTGATCCGACCGCCAGTGAGCCGACCTCTGGTGGCTTCCGCGCTTCCGGTCGCCTCGCTTGATGTCCGCGCAGCCGGCCTTGTGGATCTCCACGGTACCGTCGCTCACGTTGAACGCTATCAGTTTCATCTCTCTCGCCTTTCTTCGCCTACAACCAAAGTCTACCTCAGACATGCCATAAAAGCGAACGATCTGGCAAACTTTCTTTGACTACTTTAGGCAACTTCCGGTTACTCTGCAGCAAATAGCCCTACACGACCCAGAGAGCGATGCAGAGCGCAGCGACCATGGGCAGGCAGTAGTTACCCATCGGATCGGTTTCATGAGTTTTGGCTGGTCATTGGTATTTCTAGAAAACCACAATCGAACGGTTGCAGATTAGGAAACCAATTTCGATAGGAAACCAATTTCGAACAAGCGTGGCCGGCTGTTCGAACTTTCTCGCAAAACCTCTAGACGTGCTGGGCATGCTCGGCTAGACTTTGGGTATGGGCGAGAACGAGACTCCTGAGATTCCCTGCGGGATGTGCGGCGGTAGTGGGACGTCGCGCCTCTGCCCGCTGAAGCAGTGCCAGCGGTGCGAGGGCTCCGGCGTTGACCCGTATGCGAGCCTCTAGTCCTTTTTGGCGCGCAGGGTCTTGCCGTCCTGAGTCCAGGACAGCTCAACACCCTCGTCGCGCAGAAGGTCGGCCGTCTGCTCCATCTGCGCCCGGTCCTGCGGCGGAATCGGTGGGGCTCCATCGAGCGCGCCGAACGTCATGCCAGTCGGGTCCTCGCCTACGGCCTTGAGGGCTCCGGTGATCCGGGCTCGCGTCCGCTTGCGGTTGTAACGGTAGCCGGAGACGATCAGAGCGATAGCCGCCGCGACGGCCGCAATCAGGCCGCAGGCAATCAGCATGTACTCTAGCGTCTGGATGATGATGTGGTGGTAGATGTAGACCGTAATGGCGAGCCCGACTACAAGGAAGAAAGCGCCCACGGCCGGAGACATCTGTGCGTTGCTAGCGCTCCGGTACATCCATCGCTTAATCATCGGCCCTTCCTGTTCTCTAGCGCGTAGTCGTGAAGCCATTGCTCGTCATCCATGAAACCTTGCGTCCAGGTTCGCTTATTCCCCTGGCACACTAGTATCTTACCCGGTCCTTCCAGACAGTCCATAGCCGGAGGGCCAATCGTCCTCGTGAACTGGTTGGGCTGGAACCCAGCCGCGCAGAATGCCGAGAACGCGAACTTGAGGGACTGCCCACCCATCGCGCGGTCGGTTAGGTCCTGGAACATGAACTCACCGAACATGTTTGCCTGCCGGCCCTGCTGGAGAAGAGGCGCGATTGCCTCGGCCCAGATAACCGGGCTCGCGGACGACTCGCCTAGTGTCTTGGTCCAGTAGGTCTTGAGCTTGCCGCCCAGGTGGTTGCCCTCGTCGCAGAACACCCAGATATCGCGGAAGTCGGTTAGCCGCTTGCGCTTCTCGCGGACGGCCGTGTACCGGGATTCGAGGATGCCGTTCAGGTCATAGAAAGTCTTCCAGATCTTATCCATCTCCGTGACCGGATTGTCGAAGATGTGGATGCCGGGAATCCCATGGAGGGGCTCAAACGAGACCTGCTTGGTGTCGATGCAGTAGATGTCGGCTAGTGGGTCCTTGTGGGCGATCTGCGCGGCCTTAACGAGGAAGCTCATAGACTTCCCAGTACCGGAGCCCATGAACCGGCACCACCACGGAAGGTCTCCGTTGTGGCTCTGCACATACATCGTCTTGTCAGCCCGGACGCCTAGCCCGGTCTCCCGTGGGCCCAGTGCTTCCAGCTTGTCTAGGTAGTCGCGGAAGCGGACCATGTCCGGGAGCTTGGGAACGATGACCGGAATCCACACGAGCATGCGAGGCGTCTCGGTAGTCTTCCAGACGAACCGGACCTTGCCGACCGTGTGCGCCTCGATGACCTCCTGTACCGGCTCGCGCTCACGGAGTAGCGCACCGAACGTATCCGGAAGCTGAATACTGCCCTGCTCCGGACTCATCTTGAGCCGGGCCGTTACCTCGGCAGCCGAGCAGCCCATCTTGCTCGCGAGCAGGGATGCGAGGACGTTCTTGGGTACACCCTCCAGCTGTGGCTTCTCTTCCACTTCCAGGATCGGCCGGTTACCCTCCGTCATTTCATCGGCTCCGAATACCTGCCGGGCGATCTTGGTCGTGGCGAGCGCGGGCTGGCTGACGGGATGGGTTCGCCGGTAGGCGACACGAGCCCGGAGCACGACAACGGTCAGCTTCCAGAGTATGGCGAGGACGATAGCGATGGTGATGGCGCGCACCGTGTCGGCCGGGCTGTCTGCCATGCAGCTCAGAATCACCAGGACCAGGATCACAATGACGTTGTTACGGATCGCCCGGTAACCGCGCGACCGCTGGGCGAAGTAGACGATTGCGCCTTCTGGCGTTGCGCGGTTAGAGCTTCCGGCTATGCTGCGGAGCCTGCGCTCATCGCCATAGCTCTTGTCCGGATGGATGTGTGCGCCTGTGTGGAACCGGACGAGCACACGGTGGATCTTGCCGGGCCGTCCGGGATGGCGCCAGCCGAGGTACTCCATGCCGTAGCCGTTCAGGATCCAGCCAAAGGCCGTCAGGAAGTAGAGCCCGAACCAGAACGCGAACGGAACCCACCACGGGACGTGGAGCGCATGCATAACGGCGTCAGACATCACCCACTCCGTTCGTCAGGGTGTTCATTGTAGTAGTCTTCCTTGATGTCGTCCGGAATAGGTCCGCGCCGGCCAACCCGGCCACGGTACTTTTCGCGATCCAGGGCCCACTCACGGAGGTGGCTACGAGGCTT